TGCTGTTCTAATTTTTTTTCTTTCATTAGAAAATTCCGGGAATGATCTGACCAGTTGTTACATATGCACCAACTGCTGCTACGAATCCAAGCATTGCTGCCCAGCCGTTAAATCTTTCTGCTTCAGGAGTCATGATAATAAAGGGGGTAATTTAGAAAATGCCAGGAATAATCTGACCAGTTGTTGTATAAGCACCTAATAAAGCTACAAATCCAAGCATTGCCCATCTTCCGTTAGCCTTTTCAGCCTCTTGTGGATAGCCTTCATAGGATATTGTCTCGTCAATATAAGGACGAGTTTCAGCTGGAAACATATTTTGTCTTCCACCTGATTCTGTAGTTGTTGTCATTAGGATTTTATATCTTCTTTATATTTTACACTTGTTACATTTTGTTACAGTACTTAATATTACTTAACAAAAATAATATATGATATTAGTTTTTCTTATGACTCTTGCTATGACTGTCTTTCTGGAAGAATAGTAACTGCACCTTTGAATTTTTCGTCAGAGTTTCGAATTACTAAGCCTTTAATAAATGGTCTTCCCTTTTTACTAAAGCTAATAATTTGTTTCATTCCTAATTGGTTTTTACAACAATCTAATAAAAGAGATATAAATCTTTTTTGACCAACAGGTTTTGATCCAGTGTCCTCGCAATATGAGCAATATGATGCATAAAGATGAAAATTACTATTTACATATCTTTCTTTTGAGTCTTTAGCAGCTGGTATTTTTTTACCTACAGCTGATACTGAATCTGGAGAGTGAACAACTTCTGATTGTAACCACTCAACTAAATTATTACTAGTTAAAAGAATACTATTTCTTACAGCCTTTAAATGATCAACTTTTTCATAAGTATCAAGTAAATATTCTCTCATATGTTTTGTATCCATTTGAAGAACCCAGTTAACTAATCCGGGCAAATAAGACTTCCATAAGCCTGCTACTTCACCATTCTCTAGCTTAATCATTTCTACTGCTTCAGAATTTTTATCCCATAGAGGTCGATTAAATTCAACAGTTAATCTTCTTCTAGTAAGACCAGATGTATTGTCAGTAGTTTGAATTGGTTCATTAGCACAAACCATAACCATACCTGTGTAGACAAAAGGTTCTCCTACATTTTTATTTTTTTCTTCAAATCTTAGGTTATCTCCTCCAGTTAAAGCTTTAAAAATTTGTGCAGATCCACCATATCTTTCAGAGTCATTAATTAAGGTAAGTCTTTTACCTTTTATTGATGCAATCTCAAAACGACTTTGTTCTAATTGATTTAGCGTTGTCGAAGCGTAATTACCATTACCAATAAGAGCACAACATAAATTAGCGAAGGTTGATTTACCTCTCCCCCCTGGACCAATAATCTCCAAGAATCGTTGTAATTCATGACCTTTTCCTACTAAACAAGCTTTTAACCATGCTCTTAATACTTGGACTCTTTCTTCATCATTGTATTGAGTTTTTCTCAACCATTGAATGATAGGACCCGAATCAGCATTGGGATCATAATCAAAGTCTAAACCCCAAGTCAAATAGTTTTCTTGATCATGTGGTAAAAACTCTGATGAACTCATTTCAAGCACACCATTTTTAAATGCTAATTTATCAGGATCATCATTCCAATATGGTTGAGTAATATATGCTTTAGTTAAATTTGTGACATCAGATAAAAGATGAGATGTAAAACCACCAGGGGTAGGTATACTCTCTCTTAAAAATAAATCTTGTACAAAATGTTTATATTCATCTTTATATTCTTCTCTACGCCATGTTCCTTTTTTGCTTTGATAAAACATGAAGGTGTCATATTTAGGATCATATCTCCAACCACATTCAATAACCATTCCTGTAACCATTTCAGCTAATTCTGAAGCTGGTGCAGTTTTAGGTCTACCTTTAGTAATTACTTTTTCTCTAATATCTTGTTTTTCTTTTTTAGTAGGCTCGCCTATTAACTCACTTAATACTTGATTTACTAAAGGAAGAGGTAATTCAGCATTATCTTGTTGAAATGCCTTTTTAGCCTTTTCTATTAATTTATCTGGAGTTTCTACAACAAAACCACCAACATCTATATAACCATCTTCTTTAGCCATAGCCCTAAGATGATGCAAGCCACAATGATTTTCTGGAGCAGGACCACCCCCTATAACTTCAAAAGTATCCCATTTCTTTTCACATACTCCTTCTTGAAAATTTTCTGCTTGCTTTGACCAATCAATCCAGTCACCTAATAAAGTCTCATCTACTTGTTTAAGACTCATTCCTACTTTTAACCAGTCATCATATTCACCAGCTCTTTTAGGATTTAAATGATCTAGATAAATTTTTGCCTCATTTACATATTCTTCTTTTTGATATTCTGAATCTTCTTCATAATCTAAATTTACTTGTTGAGTAACAATGCCAGATCTTACTGGTTTTTTATATTTATTTATTGGATAAGACTTTGCTATAGCTTCATATAACCACTCAGGCATTTCTGGAGGGTTCTTTGCAAATTCAAATCCACCGTGAGGAGTTGTAAAATAACCATCAGTATCAGGATGGCTACCCATAATAGCTCCCTGTCTTGATCTAAATAATATTTCGAAAGATGGTACTCCTATTTTTATTGTTGCTTTATCTGGTAATAATTTTAATTTTGAAGCAGGGACGCTGAAGAGCATTCTCTGCCTGTCTGGTTTTCCAGAGGAGATTGTAAGGGTAGGAGGGAAAGCACCCGATATAGGGGCTCCTGCAAGCTCCTCAAGGTCTTTTATAGCTTCTGTTCCATCAATATCGACCCACACTAAACCACCGCTGTTTGACCACACTCCTGTAATTAATCCGACTCCTGTTGCTTTTCCTTGATCAAACTCACGTTTAATTTCATCAACTGAGTATGGTTGTGTAGTCCAACCAGCTATATAAGCTCTTTTACCTTGTAATGGTGTTAATGCCCAATCTTTAGGGATTAAGTCAAAATTAATCTCTCCGGGCTTCAAATGATTATTTGGTTCTGGTGTTGCAGTTGGCATTATTAAATATTTTTTGTCTAACAGTATGAGAGTAACTCTTATTTTCGACTAGGAAACCCCTACATATAGGGAAATTTTCTTTTTTCTTTGGATTTGTACCCCACAGTTAGTGTTGATATCCTTTAATTTATGCTACATAGACCTGTCTATGCAGCTTCTGTATTATCCCCATCAATCCCTTCCATCTCAAGCTCTGACTGTTTTTTGAAGGGGAGAACCTCTTCGTAATATTTTGTAACTATATCTTTCCATTTCTGTTTATACTTCTCAATAGTATGTTTCTGAATCACAAAAACTTGAGAAGAGTCTCTGGTAGCAACGAAAGTCATACAGAGGTCAGGAATTATATTTATTGTGTGTTCAAGACCTAACGCATAAGCAGCTAGTTGTAATTGACATTTTTGATATTTCATAAAACCTGATCTCTTTTTTCCATACTCACTTTTAGGAGTACTAGAGTCAGGCCACTTAGAACAATATGGATTATTAGAGGTTTTTAAATCTCCTAATACTATTTGTCCTTTGTATTCAGCAACTATGTCAGGAGCACCTGCCCATCCATAATGTTCACCCTCTACAAAACCTGGGTGCCAAACACGAGAGATGCCATCAGAACCTTTAGTCCAAGCATAATCATCAACATTTGCTGGATTTTCTGCCCAGATTACGTTTTCTAATTTACTTAGATTTGTTGGTAATCCATCCCAATATTCTGCTATCTCTTTGTCTTCTATTACAGGATCTTTGTCAATTCCTAATAAATACTCCTCCATTAAGGAGTGAACTTTTGTACCTCTCGCAGCAGCAGCTTCTCGACCTCCGGGATTTTTCTTTGCCCATCTTTCAAGTGCTGCTTTGTTGCCTTGTGTTTCTGAGAGAATAGTAGTTACAGATGGTAGAGCACCGTAAGGGGTCTTATAGTGCCTTGACCCATTTATAGTAACTCTTGTGTCGCCTTGTGAACGATAATCCAAGAATAAATAGTCAGCTGTTGAAAGGATATCGCCCCCTAATCTTGCTCTACTTCAGGTGGTCTTTCTTCAAAGCAGTCTTCTATTTTTGATGCAAAGGTAATATTTTGATAATTAGCTACATGATCTTGAATTCTTTTATGAATATCAAAGGCAGATTTTATGGCATCATCAGGACTAATCATTAGCTTTGAATTAGCTAGTAAACCGGCTGTAAGCATCGTAATTGCTAACTCTTGTGGATTTATGGTGAAACCTCTTAATGATTTACCATTATCGGTAAAAGAGGATAGTAAGAAATCAAGATGCTCAATGTATGGATCTTGTCTTGGGTTTCCGTTGGTAGCCATTATTCCTCCTGATTAAGTATCTGATAAAGAGTGATTGTGTTTCTCTTTATTATGGGCACAAGTAATCCCTCGTCTTTCAGTGCAGAAATCCGTCTTTGAATTGTCCTGTGATTTCTTTCGAATTTTTTTACAACGTCAGTTACAGGAACTAAAACAAAATGATTACCTTCAAATTCAGTTGAAGACTCATAAAGATATTTGTAGATACCCTTAGCTAAATCATCCATCAAATTACTCATCAGTGATCTTTCTATAGTTAACATTATTTAGAGGTTTTTTTGTTTTTAGATTGCTGTAAAAATTTTTCTACTCCTGTTTTAGCACTTTCTATACAGCTAGTCCAACAACCCTCCCAGTTGTACATCTTACTTGGGTATTTATACAAAACTAATCCTGTATTACCATGCTTCAAACTCTTTATTTCGTAGCCTTCATGGACGATAGATTCCAGTGGTAATGAGGTACCACCAAATGTTTTGGACTTTTTCTGACCAGACATGTTACTTGGGTAAGTATGTCTAGGATATCCGCCCTGTACTTAGGATTATCTATCAAAGAGTTGATAGTTCTCAATAGTACCTTTTTTTAAATTTTCTTTGTGATTTTTTAACATGCTTTCGATATTTACAGATTCTGTTTTAAGAGCTGCATTCTCAATAAAGTTGTTAAATTTTTCTTTTTTTGTCATGATTTTTTTTACTATTTTAGAGGTAGTTAATGTAAATTCAAGATTAGATACCAGTCTTTAATCTTTTTCTTAGGTTGTATGTCAATGACACTCGCTGGACTAATTTTGCCTTCGAAGGGGCAGCTTTTGGGTTTTCAACTAATGCCTTTCTTAAGTGCTCTTTATCAGGTAATTTTTCTTCTGATTTATTTAACAATTCACCGCTAAAAATTCTTTTTAAAAAAGTTTCTTTTACTAATCCGAATTTAATTTTTTCTTCGGCTGACCAGTTATCAAAGTCATCAATCAATTTTGATTTTACAGATTTTATTGTTGCTTGATACTTATTTCCTGTAGGCATAGAGCTTATTAACCTGTTTTCGTAAGCAGTTTTAATGATATTAATAATAGTTTTTCTTTTATTTTTCCAAAATTCTTGGTTCTTTTTTAATTCTATAATTTCTTTTTCTCTAGAAAAAATTTGTTTATCACAATCTTTAATAACACTAATGATCGCATCAAATTTAGATTCCTCTCTAGACTTAATACAAGTCCAGATATATTCAAGTTCTTCTTTCTCTTCTTTATCTACTTGTGCCTGTAATAATTCTTCTATTTCTTTACCTTTTTCGAGTAATTGATTGTAACTTAGAGGGTCTGCCATAGTTAAATGTTTTGGTCAAATTGTACGTGTTGTACGGTCTGTGTCAATAACTGGAGTAGAATAAGAAATATATCCTCATACTTATGGAAGCTTTTGACTTAATTGAGTTATCTCTTGACCCACTAGATGTCACTCCAACAATAGAGGATGAGTTTACATCAACTGTTGTAAAAAACGAAATAGATAATTTAGATGACATTGAACATGTAAAAATTGCATCGAAGCAATTAGTTACTTTAGTAATGCAAAGACAAGCAATAATTCGAGCATTAGTCAAACGTCTAGCTGTTGATGAAAAGAATGTACGAGTACAACGATTTGAGGGTTAAATTGTCTACTGAAATAAAAAGTTCTAAACTTCTAAAAATTATTACTAAAGCAAGTTCTTGTGAGGATAGATCTGAAGCACAAAAACTCATAAAAAAAGCGGATAAAATCTCTAGGAGACTATCCGCATTATCAGATTTTTAATTAGATTTAGGTTAAACCACCAACTAATTCACCTGTTTCAACACTTCTTTTGCCTAGATCATCAGCAGCTGGAAGCACTGGAGCTGCACTCAGATCGACCCCAGGGGCTAATGCATTGATCCCTACCTCTTCTTGCATCTGTTTAAAGAAGTTTTTACCATAAGCCTCTACAGGGAAGCATTCGTAGATGTTTTCATAGTTATCTATGTCTTCATCTTTCTTCGGCCAGAAGTCAGCAATGGTATCTGGAGTAGGTTCTACCCATTTATTTGGATTTAAAACCTTTGCATTGTATCCACCAAATTTAGTTACACCGAAAGTAGGTGTCCAAATAACAGATGCACACATTTTTTCTCCAAAGCCTTCTGCATTTGTATCTCCAGTAGCTTTTGCATAGGCACTTTCCAGTTGCTCTAAGAACTGAGAATACTTTTCTACAAAGTTTTTCTGAGCTCCACCACCTAATGAGAGAACTATTGGTTTGCTATGGGCTTGTTTCCCATTTTTATCTACTAAATAAACAAGCATAATTCTTCTTACTTTGAAGGGTGCTGCTTCTTTACCACCTGCGTTCTCCTGTTTCCAGTTATCCCAAAGATATTTAGCATCTTCATAGAAACCCATGATGGTGCTTTTATCTCTTTTAGTAAGAGGATCTTTTTCACTTTTTTCTAAAAATGTTGGATCAGATTTATGTCCACCACGCAGAATTATTAAACGTGGAGTTTTAAACATGATTCCGTCTTTGACAGTTCCATCTTTAAATTCATATTCCTCTTCCGAGGCATTAGGAAAGTCAGCGATGTCTCCATGCCAACCACAGCGATCCATTTCTTCTTTTTTAAGAAATAATGCTCTTTCATCTGCTAAACCAATAAAGGTTGCAAATTTTTCTCTAAGTTTACGTGGATACTTATCAGTATCTTTGAAACGATTTAATACAGTCATAATTTACGAAAGTAAAGTTTTCATTAAGGTCATCGAACACACCATATCAAAATGGTACATCTTCGGCAACAGGCTCTTTTTTATCTGAAACAAGATCTTTAATCTCTTTGTCAATCTTGTTAATAACCTCTTCTTCAGTTTTGTTTTTACCAAAGAAAGAATATTGTTGGGATCTAATCTTGACCTTATATCGAGATTGAAGATTTCCTTCCTTATCTTTCCAAGCTTCAAACTTAAGAACACCACCTAAAGATAGTTGACGACCAACAAATAAAAACTTTTTCATTCTATCTGCATCATTACTCCAGCTTTCACAAGTAAAAGCTAAGCTATCTTGCCATGTATGACCAATACCTTTTTGTGGAGGTGCTTGGCATAAAACCATAAAGTTAAATGCATCTGGTCTATTTTGTTTTGCTATATAACCTACCCCACCAGCAAGTGCTAGTTGATTAAGTTTTATAGATTTATTTACCCCAATTAATGGTTGTGTAGGGACGATGTACATGTTGCCTTCATTATTTGGATAAAGACGACCATTGATGAGTACATTAGTTCCTGCCTCAAACGCATTAGGAGCTGTGGTTTCGCCTGCTGCAAAACTAGGTAACAGTTGAATTGGAATACTCAAAGGCTTTTTACCAGCCCCTGGAATTTCAAATGACATGGTTCTAAGACCACGTTCAGTGACTGTATCACCTTTGTATACAGCACAGCACATAATTAAATTCATGATTTAACTTGGGTTTCTAAACGGTCATGCATAATACCTGCGATCCTTTCCAGACCACGATTAGCATGGCACCTGAGCTGAATAAAGCCATCTTGCAATGCAAGGAGTTCGTCGTTAGACATGTCTTCTAACTTCTCTTTGTTTTTTGATTTTTGCTTCATAAGCTTTACTCTGGCGGTTCTACTATACTTACCTATCTTAAGATGACAAGGGAGTGTTTTATTGTATTAAGTATTATTATGACTTCAACATATGATGATCTCACTGGAAAAGATAACTCCGTTCAGGATTTTCTAAAGATGATCAAAGAAAAAAATTCAGATGAGGGAAAGTTTGGAGATATGCTAGAAAAAATGTCACCTACAGGTAAAAAAGTACAAAACTTCTTAGGAGGAGGTCAAAAAATGGCACATGATTACGATGAAGATCCTTATTTAAGGAAAACAATTATGGAGATTATCAATACGCCGGGATATGATCCAGCATCAGTAAGAGAGGCACAAAGACAATTGTTAAGAATGAATCAAGGATTACCAAGATTTCCTACAGCCTAATGAAAAATGTTTTCCAAGCAGTACAGACAGAGGTATAAAGATGCTTTAAAACTCCAACGCTGGCCGTTGGTAGA